AAAGATGTTCGATCACTTCGACACAAACAGATTCTCTATTGTACTTGCGTGTAGACAGTCAGGTAAATCTATATCATCAGTTGTATATCTTTTGTGGTATGCACTCTTTCATCCAGAGAAAACTATTGCTGTTCTAGCAAACAAAGGAGCAACATCTCGTGAAATGCTTCAACGTATCACACTTGCTCTTGAAAACTTACCGTTCTTTCTGCAACCAGGTTGTAAAGCACTCAACAAAGGTTCTATTGAATTTTCTAATAATAGTAGAATTATTGCCGCTGCTACTAGCGGGTCTTCTATTCGTGGTATGTCTGTTAATCTGTTGTTTCTTGATGAGTTTGCTTTCGTTGAACGTGCATCTGAGTTCTACACTTCAACGTACCCAGTCGTCTCTGCGGGTAAAGATACAAAAGTTATCATCACCTCAACTGCCAATGGAATAGGCAATACATATCACAAAATATGGCAGGGAGCAACACAGGGTGTTAATGAGTATAAAGCATTCACTGTAAACTGGTGGGATGTACCTGGGCGAGACGACGAGTGGAAGCGACAGACTATTGCGAATACTTCGCAGTTGCAGTTCGACCAAGAATTCGGCAACACCTTCTTTGGAACAGGTGATACGCTGATTAATGCTGGTTGTCTATTAGACTTGAGAGCAATTAATCCTATACAGATACTAGAAGGCGGTGATTGCCTCGTATATAAAGAACCTGTAAAAAGTCACGAATATATCATGACTTGTGATGTAAGTAAGGGAAGAGGACAGGATTATTCTACATTTACTTTAATCGATATTACTACAAGACCTTTTGAGCAGGTGTGTGTATATCGCAATAATACTATCTCTCCATTACTCTTCCCTGACATTATATATAAATATGCGAAAGTCTACAATGAAGCATATGTAATAGTCGAGTCAAACGATCAAGGCACTGTAGTGTGTCAGGGTCTGTACCACGACTTAGAGTATGAGAATGTCCATGTCGAATCTGCTACTAAAGCAAATCGAATCGGTGTTGAGATGACTCGTAAGTCGAAGCGTCTGGGTTGTTCTGCTATCAAAGATATTCTTGAAGAGAACAAATTAGAAATTGTCGATGAGAATACCATCTTCGAGATGTCTACATTTACAGCACAGGGACAATCATATGAAGCATCTGATGGTAATCACGATGACTTGATGATGAATCTAGTGATGTTTGGTTACTTTGTATCTACTCAGTTCTTTGCAGACATGACAGATATTAACTTAAAGCAGATGATGTTCGAGAATCAGGTTAGACAGATCGAAGATGATATCGTACCGTTTGGTTTTATTGACAATGGCGACGATGAAATACATAGAATAGAACAAGCAGAGAATGATAAACACCAACAATGGTCAACATGGGGCGACGAACCATATTGAAAATAGTGGTATGTATAAATAAAACATTGATATATATTCGTATTATGCATCTCTTATCATATGTTTAACTAATAAAGGACAAGACCATGGCATTTATTCCATCAGAGTCTCCCAACATTACAGTAAAAGAGTTTGACTTGTCAGGTGTTGTTCCTGCGGTCACCACTTCTACTGGTGCAATTGTTGGTGACTTTAACTGGGGACCTATAGGCGTACCAACAAAGATTTCAAACGAATCTGAATTGGTAGGTGTTTTCGGATCTCCTACATTAACAGACGAAGGTTCCGCAGTCGATTACTTGACCGCCGGCGCATTCTTAAAATATTCTAGCGATCTATTTGTTGTGCGTGATGCAACTATTGACGCAAAGAACTCATACGATAGTGACGGCGCTGCTCTTGCTTCACTCATTAAAAACGACGACGATTTCTCGACTAGTAAATCCGCTCTTGTCACTGCTGGACATACGTTCATTGGCAAACACGCAGGTATTCTCGGCAATGACATCGACATTCAAATTGTAGGCACAAACGACTCAGCATGGGCAGCATTTGATCATGCAGGTTCATTCGATTCGAAACCAGGTACATCTGCTCATGTCGCGGCACGATCCGCTGATGGCATTGCCGCTAACGACGAAGTTCACATTGCAGTTGTTGATCGCACTGGTCAATTCTCTGGTGTTGCAGGAACTCTTCTCGAAGCGTTTTCATTCGTATCTTTAGCAACCGATGCTAGAACTCCTGAAGGCGCATCTAACTTTGCAGTTGATGTAGTCAATGCTGGTTCTGAGTATGTACGATGTGCTTCACTGCCCGACGAAGTAGCAGCAACACCTACGACTTCTATTCTGCACACTGCTGCCGTGAACGGTTCTCAACTTTTCACTGCACCTGATACTACAGTTCTTAAAGGTGGTGCAAATAGCGGTACATTCACTACTGCGGAATATACCGGCGTAGATAAAGGATTCAATCTGTTCGCAGATGTAGATACTATTCAAGTAGATTTTCTGATTGCTCCTGGACTTGCTGCCTCAGCAGATCAAGTAACAGTCGTAAATGTCTTGACCGGTCTTGCTACTGCACGTAAAGATTGTGTTGTTGTAGCATCTCCTGCACGTAATGATGTTGTTGGTGTAGCACCTGGTACTATAGTGACAAACACAATTACTACTGCTAACTTGTTTAACGCATCATCTTACCTGATTGTGGATAACAACTATCTTAAAGTGTATGACAAGTACAATGATCAGTATGTTTATATTCCTGCGGCATCTTCAACTGCTGGTGTGATGGCACTGACCGATGACGTTTCAGCACCTTGGTTCTCTCCTGCAGGCAGTCGTCGTGGTCAATACTACGGTGTAACTAATCTTGCATACACAGCAACTAAAGCACAGCGTGATACTCTGTACAAAGCAGGCATTAACCCTATTGTTAATCTGCCAGGACAAGGTATTCTTCTGTATGGCGATAAGACTAAACTAGGTCGTCCATCTGCATTTGATCGTATCAACGTCCGTCGTCTGTTCTTAGGCGTAGAACGTGCAATCAAAGCGGCAGCACAGAACGTAATGTTTGAATTCAATGATGAGTTCACTCGTGCTGAGTTCGTAAACATAATCGAACCTTTCTTGAGAGAGATTAAGGGTCGTAGAGGTATTACTGATTTTAGAGTTGTATGTGACGAAACAAACAACACACCTTCAGTGATTGACAATAATCAATTTATCGCTTCTGTCTTTATCAAACCAGCACGATCTATCAACTACGTATCTTTGAACTTCGTAGCAGTTAGAACCGGTGTTGATTTCGATGAAGTAGTCGGTCTGGTATAAGGGAGAATAGACAATGGCAATTTTAGGCGTAGATGATTTTAAATCGAAACTCAGAGGGGGCGGTGCTCGTCCCAACCTGTTTAAGACAACCCTTAACTTTCCGGCATATGCTGGGGGTGACGTAGAACTTACGTCATTCCTTTGTAAGTCTGCACAGTTACCACAATCAAGCATGGCACCTCTTTTGGTACCATTCCGTGGTCGCGAGATGAAGATTGCTGGTGATCGTACATTCGAAGATTGGACAGTAACCATTATTAACGATACTGATTTCGATGTTCGTGATGCTTTCGAGCGTTGGATGAACGGTATCAATGCACACCAATCTAACACTGGTCTAGTTAATCCTGTTGATTATCAATCAGACTTAATCGTTGATCAGTTGGATCGTAACTCTGACGTGTTAAAGCGTTATCAGTTCAGAGGCGCTTTCCCAACACTTGTAGGACCAATCGCCCTGAGTTATGATACTCGTGACGAAGTTGAAACCTTTGATGTGACGTTCTCATATCAGTATTGGGAATCAAATACTACGAGTTAAGACCGTACTAAATAATAGGGAGTGCTTCGGTGCTCCCTCATTATTATTTACTAGGAAAGAATATGGCAGACCAAGACAACAACGCATTAAAACTCTTTGGGTTCGAAATCAAAAGAGCAGGCAAAGCAAATTCTAATAAAGAGAAGTTGCCCTCTGTCGTGCCTCCAACAGACAATGACGGTGCAGGTTATGTAACTGCTACTGCTGGACACTTTGGTCAGTACGTAAACATGGACGGCGACCAGTCTAAAGACAACGCCCAGTTGATCATGCGTTATCGTGGTGTTTCAATGCATCCCGAAGTTGATATGGCAATCGAAGAAATTGTAAACGAAGGTATTTCATCATCAGAAAACTCATCATCGGTTGAGATTGCACTAGATGATATTGAAGCACCTGACAAAATTAAAGACCAGATTCGCGAGGAGTTTGATGACATCATTGCGATGCTCAAATTCAACGAGTTAGGTCATGATATATTCAGATCATTCTACGTAGACGGCAGACTCTACTATCATTTGCTTGTTAATGAAAGCAACATGAAAGCGGGTATTCAAGAGATACGTAATATTGACAGTGCCAAAGTGCGCAAAGTTAAAGAAGTTAAGTACAAAAAGGACCAGAGGACTGGCGTTAAACTCGTTGACACTATTGACGAGTACTACGTATACGAAGACAAACCAGGTAATCAGAACAGCGGCGTTAAACTAGCGACTGATTCTATTGCATATGTTACTTCTGGTTTACTTGACGAGTCCAAGAAGAAAGTAGTATCTTATCTTCATAAAGCATTAAAACCCATCAACCAATTGCGTATGATGGAAGACAGTCTTGTAATCTATAGACTTGCTCGTGCTCCAGAACGTCGAATCTTTTATATTGATGTCGGTAACTTGCCACGCGGTAAGTCAGAGCAGTACATGAAAGACATTATGACACAGTATCGTAATAAGTTAGTTTACGATGCTGACACTGGTCAAATGAAAGATGATCGTAAGCATATGTCTATGCTCGAAGATTTCTGGTTGCCTCGTCGTGAAGGCGGTCGTGGGACTGAGATTAGTACACTGCCTGGCGGTGAGAATCTTGGACAGATTGATGATGTTATCTACTTTCAGAAGCGTTTGTATCGTTCATTGAACGTTCCTGTGAGTCGCTTAGAGCAAGAAGCACAATTCTCATTGGGTCGTAGTACTGAGATTTCACGAGACGAAGTTAAGTTCCAAAAGTTCATTGATCGTCTGAGACGCAGATTCTCTGGTCTGTTCATGAATATCTTACGCAAGCAGTTATTACTCAAGGGTGTCATTACTGAGCAAGACTGGGAAGAGTGGAAAGATGACATCTATGTAGATTTCATGAAGGACAACCACTTCACCGAACTAAAGGAAATGGAAATTCTTCGTGAACGTGTTGGTTTAATGAATGAAGTAACACAGTATGTTGGTGAATACTTCTCTAAAGATTGGGTTATGCGTAATGTACTTCAGTTAAGCGAAGACGATATGAAAGATATGCAAAAAGAAATTGACGCTGAAGTTAGCGATGATGAGATTGTTGACAGGCGACCAAGTGCAGAAGACGAGAAAGAAGAACCAGCACCTAAAACACCTGCTCCTAAAGCACCAGTTGCCGCACCTGCAACGCCAGTTAAGAAAGACATAGATACAACACAAGAAAAGTAAACGATAAACTTTGGAGAATAGTATGGCAGATGAAGACGTGATTATTGATGAAATACAAGCAGAACCTATCGAGACTGGTTCTGAACCTATCGCTGATTTAATTGATGCAATAAAGGCACAAGACTTTAATTCAGCAGAGTCACAATTTAATGATTTGATCGGAGACAGACTAGCAGATACTCTGGATCAAGCGAAGTTGAAGATTGCGGACGAAATCTTCAACGCACAGGCAGAGACTTGGGAAGAAGCGGGCGACGATGAGATTGATGAAGAAGCGGGCGACGATGAGATTGATGCCACCTTTGATGCCACCTTTGATGCCACCTTTGATGCCGTCTTCGCTGACGAAGTATAAATACTAATAAGTATAAATAAATGCTAGTAGATAAAAAACTTGAAGTGGTCATTGATAAAGCATCAGAGGACCATCTTTATTACGTAATGAAGCACAAGGAACTGTTTGCAGATCCTATGCATCTTAGTACTGTTCAGTATATGAATGCTAAGAACATGCGTAATCAAATTAAGTTTAATGAGTTACTGTATAAGAGATTATTATCATTTGACAGAGAGGGAATATACCTAGATATTGGTGTAGGACCTGCCTTTCTTGAGTTTATTAATAATCAACTAGGTAAGAAGTTACATTTATCTACAGTAGAGTGGGAAGAACAAGTTGACCACTTTAAGTGTGTACGTGATTCGTGGAAAGTAAACGTCGATTACGAATGCAATGATATACTAAAAGATGATTTTAAAATACATAATTGTGAAACGTATTATGATTATGTATTACTTCAGAGATTCTTTCCTGTCTATAAGACTTCAGGAACAAAAAGAATTGATGATGTGCTGACTAAGTTTACACCTTATGCGAAAACCGCAATTATTATCGAGTCTGATACTAATTGGACAAAAGCACAGTGGAAACATCTACTGGCGATAAGTAGAGAACGTATTAAAGTGTTCGGTAGTTTTAATATGTTCATCATAGATTTGGAACAGTATAAATGAGATCATTCAAAGAAATTAGAGAAGCGAAGACTAAGATGCCTCCGGGCGAACACGTCTTCGATAAGAAGGTTGGCAAAGTGAAGGTAATGATTCACAAAGATGCCAAAGGATTTACCGTCTTTATTGATGGTGAAAAACTCGACACCTATCGTTCGCAGAAAGAAGCGGAAAAGATGGGCGTAGCATTTGCCAAGGAAATGTAATGAAACTGATCACTGAATACACAGAGAATGATGTACAATGCATTGTCGAAAAGAATGCACAAGGTGAGAAGAAGTTTGTCATTGAAGGCATCTTTATGTCGGCAGAACAAAAGAATAGAAATGGTCGTATTTATCCCAAGCAGATTATGGAACGTGCTGTAGATAAATACGTCAAAGAACAAGTAAGTCAGAAGCGAGCGGTTGGTGAGTTGAATCATCCCGAAGGTCCGACTGTAAATCTTGATAAAGTTTCGCATCTCATTACTGACCTTCAATGGGAAGGTAATGATGTTGTTGGAAAGGCACAAATATTGGATACTCCCATGGGTAGGATTGTAAAAGGTCTTCTCGAAGGTGGCGTTCAACTAGGTGTGTCAACTCGTGGTATGGGTAGTCTTGAGAATAGAAATGGCGTTATGTACGTTAAAGATGACTTTATGTTAAATACTGTTGACATCGTACAAGATCCATCGGCACCATCAGCATTTGTTAATGGTATCATGGAGGGCGTTGACTGGGTATGGAACAATGGTATCCTCTCTTCTCAAGTAATTGAAAATATGGAGACAGAAATAAGAACTGCTCCGAAAAAGCATCTCTATGAGACGCAGGTTCGGGAGTACAAGAATTTCCTCTCATTACTCAAGTCAAACTATTAAGGAGTTACAAAATGTCAGAAGTTGATATGAATGTTGAACTTCCTATTGATGAGTCATCATTAGAGGAAGGAAGTGCTCAACAAATGCCAGTAGGCACCGAAGCAGATGCAATCGCGTCCGTAGATAAAGCAGAAGATGGCGTTAAGTCTAAAGCACCAGCACGTAAGGGTGATAATACTAAACAAGATCCTGCACCAAAGACCAAAGCAGGTTTGCTAAATGCTATGTATGGTAAGTTATCTTCTATGAAGAAAGCAGACCTAAATGCACAGTATGAGAAGATGCAAGAAGACTTTGAAGATATGGAAGTTTCAGACGCAGTTGAACTGCCTGAGTTTTCTGTAACTGACGAGTTGAATGATCTTGTTGAATCAGAGCAAACTTTATCAGATGAGTTTAAAGCGAAAACTGCTGTAATCTTTGACACTGCTATTCGTTCAAAACTTTCAGAAGAAGTTGAAAGAATTGAAGATGAATACCAATCACGACTTGACGAAGAACTCGAGGCAACTCGCAGTGACCTAGTTGAGAAAGTAGATTCATATCTTAACTACGTAGTTGAGAACTGGATGACTGAAAATCAGATTGCTGTTGAATCTGGTCTGCGTACTGAAATTGCTGAGAACTTTATGACTAGTCTGAAAGACTTGTTCGTAGAATCTTACATCGAAGTACCTGAGTCTAAAGTGAATCTTGTTGACGAACTAGCAGAGCAAGTTTCTGAGTTAGAAGAGAAACTTAATGCTCAAACTGGTTCTGCCATAGCAATGTCTGAGCAAGTCGAGACTCTTCAGCGTGAAGCGATTATTCGCGAACATGCCGGCGATCTTGCTGACACTCAGGTTGAGAAGTTAAAAGGTCTAGTTGAATCACTCGACTTCGAAGATGCTGAATCTTTCGCGCACAAAGTAAAGACTGTTAAAGAGTCCTACTTTAAGAAAGACGTAGCAACTGTTGAAGAAGAAATCAACGAAGATTGGACTGCTGAAGAAACTGCACCGGTATCTGGTTCAGTGATGGAACAGTACCTAACCGCAATTAAAAAATCTAACAAGTAAATACTAGGAGTATTACAAATGCAACAATCATACGATAAACTTATCGAAAAATGGAGTCCAGTTCTGAACGAAGAGTCTGCTGGTTCTATCCAAGACAATCACCGTCGGTCAGTAACTGCCGCTATCCTTGAGAACCAAGAGAAAGCATTCCTCGAAGAAAGCAACATGCTGAACGAAACCCCCGCTAACGCAAATGCTAGTGTTACTGGCACTGCTAACTGGAACCCTGTTCTGATTGCACTTGTTCGTCGTGCTATGCCTAACTTGATGGCATACGATCTTGCTGGTGTTCAACCTATGACTGGTCCTACTGGTCTTATCTTCGCTATGAAGAGCAAGTACAAGACTACTCGTGCTGGCGCTACTTCTGGTGACGAAGCATTGTTCGGCGAAGCAGTAACTGGTTTCTCTGGCGATTCATCTGCTACTCTTGATGGACGTGGTGCTTCTGGTCTAGTAGGCGCAACTGACACTAATGTTGACTCAAGCATTGCCGATTCTGGTGCTACTTATGTTCCTGCTGTTGGCGGCG